AAGGTTTCAGATATTGATTTTAATTTAAGTCAGTTTGGTATGTTTATAGATAATGATACCTTATTCATGACAGTTCATATTAATGATTTTATTTCATTTATTGGTCGTAAACCAATGAGTGGTGATGTCTTTGAATTACCCAACTTAAAAGATGATTTTGCACTAAATGATTATGACATTAGTCTTCCTAGATATTATGTAATAGAAGATGTTGGAAGGGCCAGTGAAGGATTTAGTGTTACTTGGTATCCTCATCTGTATAGATTAAAACTTAAAAAAATAACTGATAATCAGCAATTTTCAGACATATTAGATAAACCCGCATCTGAAGATAGTAATTTTACGTTACGAGATTTATTAAGCACCCATCGTAAAGAAATGGAAATTAGTAATCAAGTTTTAGCTCAAGCAGAAGCAGATGCACCTTTAAGTGGATATGAAACACAGCAGTTTTATACATTAGCAATGGATCCAGTAACTAATAGAGCAATGATAGTTACTGCAGATTCTGATTCCAATGCAAGTAGTGGCGGGATATTAGCAAGTGAAGTCAACGCAAAACCATTAAAGGATGGGTATTCTGGTTATTTGTTAGGAGATGGAATTCCATATAATGGTTATAATTATGGACAAGGAATTCAATTTCCAAATAATCCAGAAAATAATGATTTTTTCTTACGTACTGATTTTTTGCCAAACCGATTATTTAAATTTATTGATAACAAATGGTCAAAAGTAGAAGATGCAGTTAGAACAACAATGACAAATACAAATACAAGAGATACTTTAAAATTTGGATTTATTAATAATACAAAATTCATATATCACGATGTAATTGGCACGGATGATGTTAGACTTTTAACTAATGATATTGTTGTAGTAACTAATATTAATTATGTTAATGCACCGTATGTTGTTTTGAAGGAAAGTATTTCTGAATTAGATTTTTCACTAGCAGATCATCCTAATTTAATAGAAAATAGATTAGTAAATGGTATTGAAAAAATTGTTATTCATTTACCAATTATCAACAATATTCAACAAACCATACCATATGATGGTGTTTGGACAGTTTCTTTATATAATACTAGGGAAAGTCAGCGTCAAAGTCTTTCCAAAGCACTAAAACCAAAGGCGGATTTCTAATGGCACAACATTTTTATGATGGGATAATACGTAGATACATAAATCAAGTAATGCGCGTGTTTGGTAATTTTGTAGTAAAATACGAAGATGGAACACTTGTTCAAGTTCCTGTTTTATATGGTGATGCTGACAGACAAGTTGCAAATATAATCCGTCAAAATTCAGAAAACATTATTAATTCATCTCCTAGAATTAGTGTGTATGTAACTGGTTTAAAGTTAGATAATACAAGATTAGCAAATGCATCACATGTTAGTGCAGTAAATATTAGAGAACGTGGCATAGATTCATCAAATACGTATACAAATGCACCTGGTAGGAATTATACCGTTGAACGGTTAATGCCCACACCTTTTATGCTATCATTAAAAGCAGATATATGGACATCTAGCACTGATCAAAAATTACAGTTAATGGAACAAATTTTGGTGTTATTTAACCCTAGTTTAGAAATACAAACCAATAATAATTTTATTGATTGGACAAGTTTATCTGTGTTAAATTTATCTGACATAACTTGGTCTAATAAATCTATACCAGTTGGTCCTGAATCAAATATTGAGTATGCAACAATATCCTTAGACACACCTATATGGTTAAGACCACCAGTAAAAGTAAAACATTTGGGCGTAATAACTCGTATTGTTGCAAATAGTAATTTTGATATAAGTGATCCAATGAATACAAATGACAGCTGGGATAAGAAAACAATAACAGTTGATAATTTTAAAGTAATTGTAAATGGTAATCACGTTATTCTTGTTGATCCATCTGAAATTATTGAAAATGAATTTTCACATTTAGATATTCCAGTTAAACATGGTTCTTCAATTAATTGGGATAGTATTTTAAATCTTTATCCCTCGTTATATTTTCCTAATGCAAGTAGAATATATTTACAACAGCCTGGTGGTTCAGAAGTATCAGGAACAATATCTGTTGACGAATTTAATAATAGTATTTTGACAGTAAATTGGGATTTAGATACATTGGTTTCAAATACTGGTATAGATTCCAATGGTAAACTAGATATAGATATTGGTTATACCGCATCAGCTTCTTTTAGACCGTTAAGCCCAGGGACATTTGATGCTATAATTGATCCTACTTCGTATAATCCAAAAAGACCAAATAATGAATCAAGTGACCAACTAATTCCAACGGGAAAACGGTTTTTAATTATTGAAGACATTAGCAATATTTTAAATTTATCTGGCCCTGATGCTTGGAAATCTGTAGCTGGTATAGATTTTTATGCACATGCAAACGATATTATTGAGTATACTGGGGAACGTTGGGTCGTAATTTTTGATTCAAATTTGGAACATGATACAATATTATGGCAAACCAATATTCATACAAATGTTCAGTATATATGGAATGGTGTATATTGGAATAAAAGTTTTGAAGGTGTTTATGAGGTAGGAAAATGGAGATTGGTACTATAAATCATAAAGATCCAATTATTGCATCTGGTGCATTATTTTATTCTAAAAAAACACAAAGAGTGCTATTACTTCAAAAAACTCATGGCAAACATCAAGGAACTTGGGGTTTAGTTGGAGGGACTAACATGTCTTATGAAACACCATGGCAAGGGTTGTGCAGAGAAATAGTTGAAGAAATTGGTACTCATCCAGTTATAATAAAGACAATACCATTAGAAACTTTTGTTTCAACTGATTCTATTTTTAGTTTTCATACGTACTTATGTATCATCGAAGATGAATTTATTCCAGTATTAAGTGATGAACACTGTGGATGGGCGTGGTCCAATATCTCAAATGCTCCACGCCCACTACATCAAGGTTTAAAAAATAGTTTCTCTAATAAAATAATAAGAACTAAATTACAAACTATATTTGAATTGATAGAGCTAATATATTAAGGTTGTTCTAATATCTTTACCCGTTCTGTTAATTCTTTTACTGCTTCAACTAATACACCAATAATACCGTTATAATTTAATGATTTTACATCATCATCAGAATTTACTAGCTCCGGTAAATACTTTTCAACATCCTGGGCAATTAAACCGGCAGATTTTAAGTTATTTTCCTTCCATTTAAATGTTACTCCATTAATACCTGATATAATATTTAATGCATTTTCTATTTGTTTTATATCTGTTTTTTTATTTTTATCAGATGTAGAATTAAAAATAGATGCATTTAATGTTCCAGATACAGGATAATAATACAAATTTGTAGACATGTACGCAATACTCCAAAAATCACCGGATGTCACTGATGTTGAAGAGCCTATGTAATGTTTATTTGCTGATAACTCCTCAGTGCTAATCGCAATATTACCAGATTTCCAAGTACTGTTATCTGCCAAAAATAGATTCCCAGCAGTAGCTGAACCACTACCCAATGATTTTACTGGTACATAAGAATTCCCAATAGATCCACTTGTTACATTTGCACCTAAAATATTAAGATTGTCTACTGGTGTAGTAGATGCGATAATTAATGGGGCAGTACCCACAACCACAGATGATTCTAATACATTAGCTTTGAACTTTCCACCCGTAACAACATACCCATTTCCTTGACCATTTATCTGCAAGTTTGCGTCGGTACCATATGCAGTAACCCCACCGGATGTTAAGAAAATATAATTAGTACCTGCACCCACTCGTAATCTTCCAGGTCCTATTATTTGAACCTCACCAGTAGTAACCCCAGCATTTAAAGTTAAATTGGTGTCTGCTGTTCCATTTTTAGCAGTAATAGAATTGGTAGTAATCGATAACCCAGTAGTAGTTGTACCGATAACAATATTAGACGAAGACCCAGATACGTTTAAGGTACCAGAGCTTGGTACATAAGTAAAACCTTTTGAAACATTACCAGTAGTCCAGTTTCCAGCAGTAGAATCTGACATTCCAAGATATAATGCAATACTTCCAGTATTTTCACTTAGTGCTATATTAGCAGTTGCCCATGTTTGATCATCACGTAAAAACTTTGATCCTACCGGACTTCCTACAGATGACCCTAACGATGCTGCAGGAACATATGTCCCTGTTGTACCTGTTACATTTTTACCATAAATCGTAAGGTTGTCAACAACCGTAGTAGATGCGACCTTTATTGGAGCAGTCCCAGTACCAACAGATGATTCAAATGATTTAGCATATATTGCTGCTGCACTAGAAACAGTACCATTTCCAGCTGGTGTTAATATTAGATCAGTATTTGATGTTCCGTTTTTAACAGTAATAGAATTAGTAGTAGCAGTTAAACCAGTAGTAGATGTTCCTATAATAAATCCGGCACTATTAGTTACATTAACATATGCAGAAGTGCTAGATGGCTGTAATATTAGATCAGTGGTAGAACTAGAAGTAACAGAGATCTTATTAGTAGTCAACGTTAAATTAGTAGTTGACCCGATAACAATAGTAGACGAAGTCCCAGATACAGTTAAGGTGCCAGTGCTTGGTACATAAGTAAAACCTTTTGAAACATTACCAGTACTCCAGTTTCCAGCAGTAGAATCGGATGAACCAATGTATAGTGTTACATTATTATTATTTTCACTTAATGCTATAGCTGAGTTGGCGGCTTGGCTGACTGGTGCCCATGATTGATCATCACGTAAAAATAAAGTTCCAGTTGTAGTGCTAGTATTTGATCCTAAAGATTTTGCAGGAATAAATGATGAACCAACACCAACATTCACATTTGTTTGTGCAATTATATGACAACTAAATGTGTTAGCACCTTGAGTACCATATTGAAGTAAGGCTCCAGTACTATCATAAACTTGGATGTCATTGGAGGTGCTTGGTGCTTTAACAATAGTCGCATATCCAGTGGCGGGGGCCTTCATTAAAACATTTTCACTGTATAATAAAATTGCTGGAGTCGATCCTGTGTTATTTATTGGTATAGTATAATAGTCAGTGATAGAAATTGTACTGCCATTGTATGTCCCAGTTGCTGTACATGAATACGTGTTTGTAAATAAAGAAGCGTAATCTGATGATGCAGTAACTATATACGAGTTTGTGTTAGCTAAATTAATAATCGTACCGTTTTTATACCACTGATACGTGATGCCCGTTATTAAACCAAATGTAGTGGTTATTGTAATTGACGGCGGTGAAAATGAACCATTTACATTTTTAGTAAAACTGTTCCCAGTTGTATTAATATAAAAATATGGTGCTTGAACTACCGTTGTTGAAGACCTAGATACACTATACTTTATAGTACTCGTTATTGGTGTTAAATCATATCCTTTTGAATCACGTGGTGTAATAACAACATCTATTGATCCGGTATCTGCACTCATAGAAACTAGATCAGGAATTGTAAAAGTGGTAAATGAACCAGTTCCAGGTGTTCCAGCAGTTATATTAGCACCTAATATATTGAGGTTATACACAGGCATCGTAGATGCAACCTTAATAGGTGTTGCCGGTGATGCTGCACTTAACTCCAACGTTGGTGCGTTAAAATTATTATTTGAAACTACATGACCACTTACTGATCCATATAAATTTAAATCAGTATTTGTTGTTCCGTTTTTAACAGTAATAGAATTAGTAGTAGCAGTTAAACCAGTAGTAGATGTTCCTATAATAAATCCAGAGCCACCTGTTACAGTAACATATCCAGTACTTGATGGACTTAATAATAAATCACCTGGTTGACTATTATTATTTCTAGTAATTCCAGTAGTAGTAGCAGTTAAACCAGTAGTAGATGATCCTATAATAAATCCAGAACCCCCTGTTACAGTAACATATCCAGTACCTGCAGGAATTAAATTCAGATTTATGTCAGCATAACTGGTATTTGTTGCAATTGTTGTAATAACAGTAGGGTCAGTTGTTGTTGTCCCACCTGAGATTTTTATGTAATTTGATTTTAGCGTGCCAATAACTGCGCCATTTCTTGCGTTAAATTCTTTAAAACTTGTAGTTGTCATTCTGTTTCCCTATCCACAAAATTAGTAGTAATCATGCACCATTTGGTGCATGATTGATTCTCATTCTACTATTTACATTATTTCAATAAGCTCTTTCTCAATTCTATAAAGATTTTGAACAAGGGTTGTACCAGAAGTAGTTACTGCAGTTGCAGAAATTAATATCTCATATGGTGATGATGCGTTAACATCTGCATTATATATTGCTACTGTTCCGTTTGTTTCAACTACCCCGTATTCAGTAGAAAAAACTTGTGGATTTCCTGTCATTCTTGTCACGCCAGTTATGGTGTTACTTAACGTGAAACCTAATGAAGTCACTGACGTAACCAAAATAGTTGCAGGAGCCTGTGGTGGTACAAAGGTCATAACCATGCCTGGGTATACTACACCAGCTGAACTTGAAACATTGTTGTTAAATTGTATTTGTGTCCCAGCAGCCGCATTAATGTTAGTACCTAACGGACCAGTATCATATGGCTTATCCATTTTAGCTAATATAACACAATTAGTTGCCACCGTTACGTTAGAACTTAATGTTATATTAGTTCCAGTTGATGCCACAATAAATGTATTAGCTGGAATTGCATCAGTAGTTTGGGCAGCAGATAAAACTGATACTTTCATGCCAAGCAATAGTCCATTAAGTGTTGGGGAAGTGACTGTAATGGTAGAAGTGCCGGTATTATTACTGGTTAAATTATAAGTAACAACTGGAGCATCATGCGTTACTAATAATTCAGAACTTTGTGATCTAAAATTACTAATACCAGATGTTGGGTTGCCAGCAATCTGTGTTGCTTGTATTACATATTTTGCTGCACGATACTTGTCAAATAAAAATGCACCCGGCGCAGTAGCTCCAGTAATATCGATAACAGTAGGTGTGGGTGATGTGACTGTTTTAGAGATTGTATTAATTGCACCAGGCGCGTTTAACACCCATTCAGCAGTAACTACTTCTTTTCCATTTGCAATTTGATTAGGTGATTTACCTAACATCACATTGCCGTTTCCAGTACTTATTGTGGTTGCACCAATAGTTGTTAACCCAGATACAGTATCAAAAATAGTAGCGGATCCAGTAGTCACATCAGTTGTTATTTTAACTGCACCAGTTGTTTTTGAAGCAATTTTTATACTATTAGTTCCAGTAGCCGAGCTTGATCCTACAATTAAATTAGTATTTACAGTAGCATTTCCACCAATTGTTAAAGTTACTGACGATACATTTGAATTTCCAAAATAACTATTAGCTGCATTATCACTATAATATACGTTACCACTTGTTATAGTTGGGAAAATGTAACCATTAGCAGTAGCTGTTGTTGCATCTAATATTGCTTTTCCAGTAGTAGTAGTACCATCATTTTTAGCACCAAGATAGATTGCTGAAGTCCCTGATGTATCAGATTTTCCAATGTATACTGCAGTAGTGGCAGTTTGTGATACTTGTGTACCGATATATGTAGAAGTATTTCCAGTAAGTCCAGTTTGTAATCTTAAAGTTGGTACAATGGATCCTATACTAACACTTGAAGTATTTGATGGGAATAATGATACAGTGGCGGCTGTATTAGAATCAATTGTTGCCAAACTTCCAGCCCCACCCCCCAATGTTATTTTATTTTCTTTTCCACTACCTGCTGAACCACCAACCGTAATTGTTGTTCCAGCTGTTACATTATTACCAAATTTTACATCCAATGAATTTGCAACAGCAGTAGATTTTGCTACATTGATAGAAGTTGCATTGGCAAAAAGTGAACCAGTACTTACATTTGAATCATCAAAAACAGAAGCAGTATTAGCAGTATTAGCTGATATAGTCACAGTATTAGCACTTTGCGCAGCTAACGATAATGTTGACCCAGTACCACCAGTTGTACCAATTTCAACAGTCGCATTCGGTGCACCAATTACAGTTTTTACAGAACTTGTACCAACACTTAATCCAGTAACAGAAGAATTATTTAATAAGTAAAATGTGCCAGCAGATGACATGTTTGCTGTTAAAGTGCCGCCATCAACTCTTAAATTTCCACCGAACAACACATTACCAGCACCCACTTGAATAGCATATGCATTTGTTATGGTTATACCGCCAGTAGCTTTTGGTGAGTTATCAATATATAATGATGCTGCATTTGTAAAACTTGCTGACGTAGTGTAAGAGTCTAACGTCATCTGTGCAATTCTTACCGTTGATGCTTGTGGCAACACGGTATTAAATGCGGTTGTTTGATCCACTATTACAGTGTATGGGTCAACTCTTATAGACATACCAGTAGAAATATCACTGGCTGGTAATATACCAGATGGTCTTGACACAAATGTTGAACCTTTAACGTTCCCATAAATACCAGTTACAGTTCCAGTACCAGCACCACTAGTCGTTGTTTCTAATGATTCTTTATAGAAGTAAAAATTACTACTTGAATTATCCCAACCAGTAAATGCGTAATGATCATCAATATATACAGTACCTGCTACACCACTCGCTACAACCCCAGAACCGTCTGGTAACTTATTTGTATCAGTGTTTTCAATTTTAACAGCTAACGTTCCCGAACTGACACTAGTTATTTTCCAACTTCCGTTATAGTTGTTCACACTTGTAGCGATAGAAGTACCATTTATTGTTATAATATCACCAACTGCAAATATCCCAGGGTACGTTGTTGTATTATATGATAATGTTGCAGTAACATATGCAGACGTAGTGGCTGTTGCAGGAGAAATTACGCTGGTAGTTATAGCAGTAAATGTAAAATTTGTAACTCTAGTTAAATAACCAGTTTTACTCGTGCTAGGTAGTGCAGTAGCAGAAGCATTTGTAAGAACAGTCTGGTTATATGATACATTGTTGATAGTAGTGGTTGATCCTGAACTGGATACTGCATACGGACTTGTTGAAGTAATACCACCAATTGCTGATGCCATATAAACTTTAACAACCGATCCCACTGGTAAAACAATAGGATCCGAAAGTATTAATGTGTTTGATGCGCCTGCAGATCCAGCTATTTGAAAAAATGGTATATTATTTTCATTGAATTCATGATACCGTAGTCCAACATCAACTAGAGGATCGCTCGTCATCCAGCCACCAGATGCTGCTTTTTGTAATTCTAATACGCTATCAGTATATACTGACGTTGTAGATTGAACAGTTTCTTGAACACCCTTTACTATAAGATTTCCATTAATTGTAACATTTGACGAAGATGCAGTATTTCCTATAAAAATATTAGGGACACCTAAACCAATATTAAGTACTTTTACTATTGTATCTGATGGCATAATACTATACACGGTTGTATTAGATGCTGCACTTAGAGTAGTTCCAGCAGACCCTGTCCCTCCATTTTCTGGTGGTAATATACCAGTGATCATATTGTTACCACTTGATAAATTTACTTGACCATATTTCGGTGCGCTATTAGATCCGCCTGAAATTAAGACAGAACCAGTAGAAGTCGTAGTTGATACTGGTGTAACACCAGCCGGATCAACACCATTAGCATATAATACTGAATACATGGTAATGTTTGAAGTCGCCGGGCCGTTAGTGCTAGATATTTTTGCAGATCCAGTCATAATCCAGTTAACACCATCCGGATCTGCAACAAATTCCATTGACTGTTTTTGAATAGATAAAAACGAACTATCCCCGTTTATCTGCGGAGAAAGAGTATTAAAATTAAGTGAACTATAAACACTAGCATTAACAGTAAAAGCGGTTGTTGGCAATGTATCAACCACAAATTGAGTGGTGCTAAGAATACTTACAATCCTATTGCTTGCGTTTACATCAATTGCACCATTCCCACTACCAGTAATACTGAATATTTTCATACCCGGATACAATCCATTAGTTGTTTCACCACTATTTAACGTAAATATAGTACCGTTACTAGTTGCACCAGTTTTAGTCACTCTGGCCATTGGATATATTTGTAATGCAGAAGGAGTATCGTTCATCACGGTAACTTTTCTACCAGGCACACATGGTGGCATAATAACACCAGCTGCTGCTTGCGCAAATTTTTGTGCTCTGTATGCAGTTATAGTAGTATAAGATTCTGGATCATCAGTATCGTTAATATGAGCTATATCAGTGTATATCTGTGTAGCAGTAGAATACCCATACACATAATTAAGATGATCAAATAGCGTGGGAGTTCCGTTAACTATTACCGATTGCTGAGTACTGTCTAATTTATAAATTGCCAATCCAGCGGCCCTATATTTGGTAATTGGTGGCAAGATTGTTGAGTTTTTGTAGGCAATTTGTTGTCTTACTGGTTGTGATGTCACTGCATTTACAGTAACTACATTATTCGCTGTACCAGTGAAAAAACCAGTCACTACTGTCATAGTAGTAGTATTGCTAGTATAACTATTAAGACCGTATGT